CAATCCGCTCGATCTGCTGCGCAGGACGGTCTACGGGTAGATGGCACGGTGTGGAAGTGTGGCGACCCCCAGACGGGCGCCATCATCTACCGCGCCACCAGCAACGCGGAAATGATCGAAATCGGTAGCATGGCGTTCACCTATGTGCAGGCTTGTTACACCCGAGAGGGCGAGCTGATGACGGCAGTAGTGAATGGCACCTATACCGATGACATGCTCAATACGGGTTGGCCTGCTCGGGTATAGCGCCAGCGGCTGAAACCCTGCAAACCGTCACGCAATGTGGCGGTTTTTGTTTGTCACTATTCCCGGCACTCAATTGGTTCAACGTGGGGCGCCAGCGTAGGCGTTCCGTCGGGGGTTGCATGGCACAAGACGGCACGTTTATTCAGCAGAAACTCGCATTCGGCAGTTACATGATCGAGTGGTTTAACGGGCTCTACACCGACACGGCCGCACTGACCGAATTCAAGGCCCGCCCAGTGGCTCAAGCCATTCAGTGGGCGCCGTCGCGGATGATCGACGAAGCCGAGAGCATGCTGGCCGCGTTCCGCAAGAATGAGAACGGCCCACCAGGCAGCACCACCAAGCTGCCGATCGTGCTGCTGGCCACCGACGATGATTTTCTCGGTACCGGCGCGGACTGGGGCGGCGCCCACACTGATTTTGAACTGGTCCAGATCCTGAAGGACGGTTCATGGTACGAGCACCGAGAGGTCAACCATGACCGCCGCATTCAGGTGGTGATCGTTGCCAGCGAGTCCGATACCGCCAAATCGATCGCCGCGCAGCTTAGCGCCTACCTGCAGCAGCCAAAGCACCGGTACTTCGACTCTACCTATCAGTTCGGCCAGTACGCCGTTCCAGCGGGCAACCAGCTGGAGACAAAGCGCGTGGACTGGATGCAGATCAAGACCGAAGCGAAGAACATCAAGATCCTTGCCGGCGATATCGCGCTCAAATGCGTGGTGCCCATCTTCCGTGCACCAGGTGTGGGCGAGCCCAACGACGGCACGACCAACAACCCGCCAGGCTATCCGCTGGTACGTCTGGTACAGGCCCAACAGAGCATGGGCGCCGACTTCACCGAACTGGCGGCCGGCGATGAACGTCTATCTGAGTGAGAGCGGCGAGCAGCTGCCAACGGACGTGGTGATTCGTTGGGTCAGCCGATCGGACCTGACGCCGATCCCGCGCAACCTTGAATTCACGGTGAAGCTGATCGATGGCGTAGAGAAGCGCCTGAAGAAAGGCACCACCGTTTGGGCGGGGCGCGAGAACCTTGCGTACACGATCGTGCACACGGCCAAGGCGCCGCCACTGGGCGAAGTGCAGGGCAAGAGTCAGCAGCAGGCCATGAATGTCATCGCATTGCTGGCCAGCTGCGCGCCCTTGGCAAATCCGCTGGCAAGAGCGGTCATCATGAGCAATACCTCTTTCTCGGCCGTCCTGCGCGCTTGCGGGGCTTCCATGCGTATCGGCAGTGACTTCGCCGTGCCGCGCTTCAGCTGCTTTCGTGGCGTGCAACCCAGTTACAGCGTTGCCACCGTGCTGCAGGAAGAGGGCGCCGCCCTGGTGCTGGTCAATGGGCTGCTCAAGGTCATGCGTTTGACCGATATCGCCAAGCAGAAACCAGTCGATGACATTGGCCAGGTAGACGCCAGCGCGAAGATTGAGAGCGAAATGCTCGAATTGCAGAATATCCCGTCGTTCTATTCCGTCGACGACACCGGGGCGATCGTCACCGGGCAGATGGGCGAGTCACGGGTGATCCACTACATGCCGCGCGGCGATGCGCGCCAACTGCGCAATGCGTCCTGTGTCCTGGTGCGCGGCAATACCGTGGATTCCCAGCAGTGCCAGCAGATCCAGGCAGGCAACGTGCTGACGGTGGGCGGGCAGAACCTGGTGGTCATCACAGCAGCGCACGCGGCGAGCCAGAAGACGGGTGCCATGGAGAGTTACAGCCGCTTATGGCTGGGGAGTGTCGTCAATGCTACCTAATCTGATACCGGGCTTTGTGCGCAGCGTCGATCGGGATCGGCGAGAGGTGCGGGTAGAGTTTGCCCCGTACACCGACGGCGCAAGCGAATGGCCGTTGGCAGAGCTGTGCTACGCGCTGGGGGATGACTCGGATGACACCGAGATTCGCATCGTTGACGGCAAACCAGTCTGGCTGGCGTTTCGGGGCGGTGACCCACGCTATCCGATCATCATGGGGCACCGCCCGGTCAACGTAGGCAACGTGGTCGGCATGCGCCGCTGGAATCACGATAACTTTGAGCTCAACGCCGACGAGGTGTTTACGATCAACGCCGGTACCAAGATCGCATTGGTGTGTGGCGGGACGACGCTGATCCTGACGCCCGAGCTACTGGCGCAGGCTGCAGCGGCGCTAACGATCAAAGGCCCGGTTACCCAGACTGGCGGCGACATGACCAGTGACGGCATCAGCGCGCAGCATCACAAGCACCTAAGCGCCGCACCTGGTACGCCGAACAGCGAGCCCATTAAGTAAGTTTGTTCAGGGCCGAGCGGTGGATCATCACCAGCATCGGCCCCATCTGGCCCTCTTCTTCCACCAGGTGGTACTCGGGCAGATCGTTGGTCTGGATGATCTTGCGCAGCATCCGGTTGAATTCCTTTTGGGTGCCCTCGCTGCCACTGCGCAGGTAGAGCGTTTCAAATCCCCAGGTAGCGGAATCCTTGCCTGCGGCCTTGCGCGCCAGCCGATACAGGAAGCGGCCGAGGGCGGGATCAATCAGGAAGTAGTCCGGGTGCACGGTCAGCACGTCGGGCTTGGTGCCTTGGGTGACTTCCTGAAACATCCAGTCGGCGATCTTGATCTCGACGTATTCAACTTTCTTGCTGTCGCCGCTGCTGATCACTTTGAACGAACTGATCAGGCTCTCACCTTCCGTAATGGTCACCGGCTTGCCTTTGACGGCCTTGGTGCGCTCGATGACCACTTGCGTCGTGCTGAGCCGCTGCAGGGCGCCCACCACCGCATCTTTCTGCGCGCCGCCATTGTCCTTACGGCAGAACTTCAGCACGTCGACGATGTGCGGCCGGAATACCTGCACCGGTTTCTCGCCCTTGCCGTCCCGGTAGCGGTTCATGGCATCGGTCAGGTGCGATATCGCCATCAGCACAATGTCGTAGTCCCAGACGGACGCCATGCCGTAATGCCCGGAGGACACCTCAACGAAACCATCCGGCAATTCGTACCGGATGACGTCGTTGGCGCGCTTGTCCCGCTTGGACAGCCTGAAGATCGCTACGTCCATCACGCCGCGATTGTCCCGCGCACCGACGTCGTAGAGCGTGGGCGCAAAGAAGTCGCCTTGCTCATCACCACGGGGTTTCTTGCGCAAACTGGTTGCGGCGCGTTCCGTGGTTGGCTTGGGCTTGCGGGCTGGCGCTTTGACGGGCTCTGGCTCCGGCGCCAGCAGATCACCCTGGCGCACGGTCTGGGCCTGGATCTGGTTCAAACGCTGCTCTTTGCGCGACGGGGGTGGGCTGGTTTTCATGCAGTGCGGTCAATCCGTGAAGTCTTATCAGGGTTTAGCATCGCTGATAATGAGCCGCAAAGCACGCCGAGCAACAAACCGCACCTGCAGCGACAATGGAATCCGTTATCGGCCGTCGGGTGTGTAATTTACGTGTTTATGCGTCTATACCGGGAGACAGCCCCCGTGTTCATTGAACGGCCGGCGTAAATTACCCACCCGCGGGAGCGAAAAGGCACCGCAACACGTAAATTACACACCCGAAACCGTAAATCACACACCAAAAGGCGTAAATCACACACCCCTTTCCGTAAATTACACACCTGCCCACAGGCTTGCCCACAGGGCTAAAGCCGCACCAGGTCGGCGTCGTGGTGGGTTATCAACAAGGGGTAAAACTATATTTAAAACCTTTAAATCTTAAAGAAAACCGGTGCGGTCGATCTGCAGGAGCGAAAGTGCACTGCGTTTTCTCCGGTAGACCGCGCAAAGCGGCGCAATTATCCCACCCTGGCCACCCTCACAATGATGTCTATTCGACTCACGCCGAGGGCAACCCATGCCGCAAACCAATACGCTCGACTTCTCCACGCCCGCTGGCGGTGATAAGGCGCTCAAGTACATCAGTCAGCAGCTGGGCCGTGCCGGTCAGGCCGTTGTATCGTCTGAATTCAACCAGAAGCCCAAGCGCACGTCTGACACCACCTACCGCGAGGCGTATCTGACCCTTGCCAGTGGCCAGCTGCTGACACTGCGCGTGAACGCTACCGGCGATATCTACCAGGTGGTGCTCAACAGTTCCGTGCAGCCGCTCAAAGAGCACGCCGACACGGATAAGGCGATTGTCGAGATTGCAGGCCTGGCTACCAAGAATCAGGCGGCGTTCCAGAAGGCCGAGGCGCGCAAGCAAGTGGCGCTACCCAAGGGCATGACCACGCCGCGGCCCAAGATCGCCGAGGCGCTGACGCAACAGGTCGCGGCACTGGATGGGCAGATTACCGAACGCCAGGCCACGATCGCTGACCTCAAGGCCAAGCTGGGCGCTGGCGCTATGACCGACGGCGCGAAGCCGACAGTTCTGCCAGAGCTGACCGATGGCGCGAAGGACGTGTTGCGCAAGCTGCTCGACCAGGGGCCGCTGGAAGATGGCGACATTCCCAGCAAGTCAGGCCGTGACGACTTGATAGACCTTGGCTACATCGATCGCTACACCGACGAAGGCGCCAACGTACTCAACGACAAGGGCCGTGCTGCTGCAGCCATGCTGGACAGCGCCAGCGCGTCGATCGAAGCAGAACCCTCGATCATGCCCTTGGCCAGCGCCTACGTGGCAGCACGCGAGCTGTCAGCGGCCAATGGCGTCATGCTCGATGCCTTTTCTACCAGTGACGCTAAGGCCTATGCGAAGGGTTATCTGCAGATCGGTCTGGAAACCGTCGAAACCAATGGCCCGTTGAGCCTGGAGCGTGGTGACCTGGATCAGGCGCGCCTGCAGATGAACCTGGCTGAATCGTTCCGGGCCGCCATGGCCATGCTCGACAGCGCCGGCACTCGCCAGCCGGATGACGCCGCTCTGGCGCAACTGGTGGCCATCGCCAAAGCGGACGCCGCATCCGAGGACGAGATCGCTGACCAAGATGCACTGGCCACGCTGCTGGCGCTGTCGATGGTCGACACGCTGGAGGGTATCTACTTCCTGACCGAGGCAGGCCGGCAGCACCTCAACGACAACGGTCTGGACGCTTACGGCGAGCCATTCGGCGAATAGTCGCAATTGTGACATTGTGAAATAACGTCGTGCCGCCTATCGCGCAAGTTATAAAATTGTTGTTTAATGCTCTCCGTCATGTCCGGGGAGTGTTTTTATCATGAAGATGGCCAAAGCAAGTGAGCAGGATATGGAGTGCGCCAATCAGGTCGCATCGTTCCTGGAGTCGTTGTTGAAGGGGTGGATGCCCAACAGCCTGCTGGCCGATCCTGACAGTTGCGAGATCTTCGACAAGGAAGATCCAGACGACTGCCAGCGGGCGCTGCAGTTGCTGCTGGCAATCGCTGAATCTGGCTCGATGCAGCGCGTCACGCTTGGCATGGGCGTGCTGCTCGATCCCATCAACAAACTGGTAGATCCAGACGCCGACACGCTTGAGCTTCACCCTGATCTAGCGTTGGCGCAGCACGCTGCAGCGCTTCAGGCCGCGAATGACTGGCAGCCGGTCACCGCCTCGGGTCAGGTCAATGTGGGTGACTACATCAGCTGTACGGTGGGTGGAGTACATGTGTGCTCCAAGGTCGCGCAAGTGATCCAGCCCGGTACAGATCGGGAAGAGGTCGTTTACAACCTCAAGAAGAATTTCTACTTCATCACCGCTATGGCGATCGCCGGCACCAGCACCCATAAGCGTCTGCACTTCCGCGCGGGTAAGCCTGCAGTGGAGGCCGCCCAATGATTCTGGCCGGCAATCAACTCTCCGAACGCGTGCTGATCGAGCGCGCCATGCACAACCTACGCCCCACCCGTAGCGGTCAGACACGCTGGGTGATGGTGCGTGACTTCTTCGTTATCGGCTCTACCGCCGCCTATGCCATGTGCAAGGAATTCAAAATGGATCCAGAAGAGAAGGTATCGCCATGAGCTGGTATGCAATGGTTGCCCTTGGCGTGTTTATCGCTTTCGTGGCGGGCCAAGTGGGCTACCTGTTCGGGGCGGCCCGCATGAAAAAGCTGGTGCTCGAAGCGCGCCATGAAACGCTGGCGCAGATGCTTCAGCAGGCGATAAAGGCCACGGCTGCCAAAAACACATACCACCTGCTCGACAGTGGCCACGTCATGCAGCCTGGGGATGAAGTCATCGACGACGACGGCGTGAACTGGTTTCCAGTTGAGGGCTGGACCATCGGCAGAACCTACGAGTCGAGCCTGTTCAAATCCGTCCGCCGCCGTGGCCCATGGGTCGCGCCAGTCGAAAAAGAGGTTGATCCCCAATGAACCATGAAGAGCTGGCAGCCCAAGCTGCTGAGTGGATTAAGGATCACGTTTATACCGAGCTGGTTAACGCCAACGGTGTAGAGGTCTGGCGTTGCCAGAAGCCGGGCAGCATCAACTTAGCTTTTGATATCTGTGTCACCCGCTTCGGTATGGCGGTGTTTGGGGATATCGGCCACCTGACTTTCGACGTCGGCGCAGATTACGGCATCAACTTCCTGCGCCACCAGTCGGAAGGCTACGTGCACGGCAAGCTCGCCGCCTCATGCAAGGCCGTGGATCTGGACAAGGAAAGCATTCTCGCCTCTGTTGAAGAGGCAATCATTGAACTGATCGATCAGTCCGTGCCCGACGCCCTAAAGCCTGAATGGCTTGAGGCTGGATCTAACCTTGACCAGCTGATTGAGTGGCTGGGGATGATGAACGAGCAAGATGAGGATGCTTCGCTCGCCTACGGTGAATTGCTGGAGTGCATTGATCACATCCAACAGTTTGACGATGGCGAACGCGACATTGTGCCGGCCTTCAACTTCCTCACCGAGAGCGAGAAGCTGTTAGGCGTCAGCGACACATGGGAATGGGGCATCACCAAACCGACAGACAACCTTTGGCGCAAGCTTTACTACGTCCGCCATGCCGCGAACATGATCATGGCGCAGAAAGAGGCCGCACAGCGCCCAGTGGTGGCGCAATGACTCGCCGCATCGGAACAGACGTAACGCTGACCATTGGGTCGGGCGAACCGATGTTGCTAAAGCATGGCGCGTTTTCAATGCCTAAGATTGCTGCCCCTGGTGTGTTCGCGGGTGCGTGCATGCCGCTGGAAATGACCTTTCAGTTAGAGCCAGGCTCAGCCGAGGCCCTGAAAGACTGGATAGCCAGCCTCCCCACCGTGTACGCCATTCTGTTCGATCCGACCAAGGATCAGGTTGACGCGATCATAGCCAAGTATCCGCAAGTGATTGTCTTTCCGTTCGTGACGGTTCCCGCTCAGGACGTGCCAGACATGAACTGGATCGGTGGATATATGGCAGTGGTTAAACCCATGCACCTGGGTAATTTCAAAGAGTCGTGCCGCGAGAAGGCTGCTCAGGCCTATGTCCGGCACTGTCTGCCCGGTAAAAAACTTGTCCAGGTGGGCGTATGAGCAAGCCTGTAGTTCACCTCTACGAGTGGGATGGCGGCACCGAGGCTGATAGCGATATGCCTGACACGCTGATTTGCGGGACCGATGGCGCCGATCTTCAATTGACCCCTTACAGCGATCACGTCACCTGTAAGCGTTGCCTCAAGGTGATGGCCGACGACGCTGCCCGCATTGCTGCTGAAGACATGGCCATGAAGGCCGCCCGATATGACGAACTGTCCGTGCTGGCTCGTAGCAAAGGCTATGGCTGCATCTGGGACGCGATAGACGCCGCTGGCGTGAGGGTGAAGACGTGACCAACTTAGTTGAAGTGAATACTTGTGACCTGACTGGCGATGCCCTGTCGTATGCGGTCGGCCTTTCGACTGTAGGCATGGGGCAGGACCAGCTGGATGCGTTTGTGACGACTTCCGGCTCTGTTGAGGACGACATGCGCGCCATCGTCGCCGCTGTACTGGGCGAAACCGTAAGCGTGCCAAAGGAGTTGATTGCATGAGCCAATACGCGAAGTTGAAGGCACTGGCTGAAGCTGCCGAGAACGATTGCGGCGACTATGTGGCCCTGAACTATTACGGGATGGCCGTTCCGCCCTCTGTAACGCTGGGGCTGATAGCGGATAACGAGCGGCTTGAGCGCTTTGAGTCCGCATATACCGAGTGGATGGAGAAAACCGAGTGGGTGCAGGGCTCGCCGCAATGTAGTGAGCTTGGCAAGCATAGGGCTGACATCATCCGCGAGCGATTCGAAGCGCTAAAGACCGATCTGGTTCGCGTAGAACCTTGTGTCGAGGACGTTGAAAGCCTCGTTCGCGCCCTCGGTTGGCTGGGCTTCTCAACGCCAACAGGGGTAGAAAACTGCGCCGCACAGTGGATGAGCCTTGTCCGTACGCTTCTCCATGCAGCCCAGCAATCGAAGATGTTGCGAATGGATACTGAACGGCTGGCGTTGCTCGACCAACTCAAGGCTGAGGTTGATTCGCTTACCCGAGAAGCTGACAGGCAATACACGACCATTGAAGCGTAT